GAAGAACCCACATTTCTGTGGGTTTCTTTATTAAATGTTTAGTGTTTTTAAGGAACTTAAACAATATTTTAAATCATTTAGATGTTTGGATACTGTTATTTCTCTATCTGCTTTTTTAAGTTTAAACTCAATAATTTCATATATTGGTGAGAATCTAAATGTATGTCCTTTATAATCATATTCGACAAATTCAGCTTTAGGATTATAAAATAATTCAAATCGAAGGTTATTTTTACTAAATCCGTATGCTCTAAATATCTTTTTAATGTTTAAATGATCTAAGTTATGTTCTTCAATAGGTATACAACTGATTAAGTCTATGTCTTTAGGAGTCCTATATGGTATAATATTTTGCACTATTAAAGGCAAACTGCCCCCTATGTAAATATTAGGAGGCAGTTCTATATTTTTTAAAATATCTAATGTAGTAGATATACTAGACATTAATACCACTAAAGAAAATTGGTTTACCTTGTACTGTTATATCAAGTAATACATTATTTTCAAATCCAGAACCATTCATTTTTTTATCAGATATTATAGCGTAATTAGACTCATCTTCTCCTTCTCCTACACTCCATGCTTGAGTACCTGGTTCGTCGTTCATAACATCTGGTATAACTGGCTCAAATTTAGCGTTTGAAGAAACAGTTATTCCTGGGTCAATTTCTTTAATTTTATTAAGGATTTGTGAAGCATATTGGTTAACTGTGCTAAGTTTGAAATTAGGTAAATCAATACCATCTGCTTCTTTAATGTTGGCTAGTTTTTGCATTTGTTTTTTTTCCAATTTTTTAATTTGGTTTTCAAGAATCACCATTTGTTTTTGGAAACGAGATTTACTTTCTGAAATTTGATGTTTGTTCATTGTTTAAATGTTTAATATAAATATATGGGTGTGTAAAATACCATAAGGTAAGTTAAAAATTCAATACACAATAATCAGGTTGCACAGTCATGGTAATGTTTTGAGCGGTTGATTCATTATCCCAACTATATTCACCAAAGTTGGTTTCTGTGATAATACTTCCCTTCAATACCCACTCACTTACAATATCACCAACAGGACCTAAGATATCAAGTGTTAAGTCTTTCTTATAGAAGTCAGAATAACCATCTCTACCTGTTACAGATTCGTGGTGTAAACGTACCCATTCCATTACGGCTTGAGCGCCAGATGGAGTGATTGGGTCGAATAAGGTAAACTGTATTGTACCCCATTTTGATTTTCCTTTCACAAAACGTTGTACGTTAATGTGGTTTAAGGCGATTGTATCTTGGGTTAATGTCACCGCGCCTACTCCTTTAAGAATGTATGATGGAATACCATCAATGTACATTATGAAGCGGTTCTGCTGTTTGGGTTCAAACGCGGTAAAAAATATTTCGTTTGGATCTAGTACTGCCATTTTATTATGTTTTTATCTTTTATTATAAATATTGTATGTTTCAAGAGGTAACTACCTTCCCATTAAGCTGGGAAAGTAGCACCTGTTGGAAGGATGTTAAAGTCTAAGTATATGAATTCAGCAGTTTTAGTTGGTTGAATATATATTTGACCTACTAATTGATTTCTGTCGATTACATCTGGTGTGTTGTTTGAATCATCCATAATTACTCTAAACGCGTATAAACCTTGTCTTTGTTGTACTGATGCTAAGTATGGATTTACTTGGCTTAAGAATTGGTTTCTTGTCGCGATTGAGTTTTGTTCAAATACCAAGTTTTGAGCAACTTGAGAAATGTATGATTTAAGAGCAATTAATAAACGGCGTACATTTACACGGTCAAGAGCAGATGCTTTTGTTTGTAATGTTTTTTGTCCATATACTACTACACCTTGTCCAGGGAACGTAGCGATTGGGTTTACTTTACCACTGTATAATGTGTCTCTGTTTCCTTGAGTTAATTTCCATTCAGCACGTATTACGTTACTTAATCCACCTCTGTTTATACCAGCTGGTGCGAACCAAGGTTCTGATACACTATCGTTGTATGCGTATACACCACCAATCATGGTTGATGCTGGTACCCAAACATTTTTACCTAAATCAGGATCAACTGTTTGAACCCAAGGCCAATAAGCAGCGGCGTATGATGTATTTCTAGCAGATGCGGCAGATGTTACAGTTGATATAGCTTGTGTACCATATGGTACTAAATCTATCACATAAATGCTATCACCTCTATTTTGAGTATTATTTATAGCAGTTGTGATTTGTGACGTACCTAAATTAGCTTCATTAGATATCAAACCAGGAGTTAACAACACATTAAATCTATAGTCATCTTGGTTTGCTAACAAACTAATCATATTATTATAATCACTAGCATTAAGACCTTGTGTATTAGTAACACCAGTTACAATACTACTATAATAATTAGCTCCACCACCATAAAATAAATTACCAGTTGCGGCTCCAAATGTACCACTAGCATTTAATGGAATTGACGCTGTATATGATGATACTGGATTACCATTGTTATCAAAATAGTTAGGTGTTGGGTAAAGTACAGATGATACACCAACGTAAGCACTTCTGTTTGGATATGAACCAGTCACATCAATTTGATTAGTGACTGAATTGTAACTAGTGACATAATCACCTATTACAGCTGCTATATAATTTGGAGCAAATGGATCAAGTGATAAATTAGTCCACGTTTCTAATACTGTTTGGTTGTTTGTAGTGTCGTTACCTCTACGAATTAACAAGTCAAATGTACCTGAACTTGTACTCGCGTTTACAATCTGCCATCTTATATTATCAGCTGAACCACTAGCTAAAGCTCCCGCTGAGTCTTCAGTACTAGTACTGTTCATAATAGTACCTTTAGAAAGTGTTCTTAATATAAAGGTGTTACTTCCTACCCCATTCACACCACCACCCAAAGTGGCTTGTGTTGAGAAACTAGCACCAGATCCTGAACTAAATATGATACCATTTAGAGCTGAGCTAGAAACAGATGATGAAATAATTAAATTAGGAGTTCCATCTGATGAAGTAGCAAAAGTAAAAGTATTAGTACCACTAGTTCCTAAAACACTATTTAATTTAGTTTTTAAATTATTTACTGAAGATGAAATAAAAGGTCCAGCCGCTCCACTACCAGATGCAAAATAATATAATTTACCATCAATATCATCAGCAGGAGTCCCTGATGTAGTAGTGACTATAAACCTAAAAAGTGAACCATCAGATCCTGTAATCCTAAACTCATTATTATTTGCAAAACTAGCAGCATTAAAAGAAGTATTAGTTACACTAGCGGTGGCAAAAGCTCCAGGTGTAGATGGAACATTATTTAAAGCATTACTACTTGTAGCAGATGTAAATGTACCGCTCACTACTCTAGCTACTAATAATGATTCACCACCATTGTTAAAATAGTTGTAAGCAGCGATTGAAGTAAAATAAGTGTATGCTTGTGATCCACTGCTAAATGTAGTACCAAATTGTGCTTGGTAATCACTATACGATCTTACTATAGTTGGGATTTCAACTGGACCTTTAACTGTAGGTCCAATAAGAGCGGCTCCTACACTGATAGGGCCTTGGGAGATAAACGACTGGTCGTTTTCTGTTGCGAGTACGCCGGGAGATATTAAAGTTTCTGCCATGTTCTATATAATTTATGTTTTGTTATAAATATTGCAAAACTGGTCAAAAACCTAGGAAGAACTTGTGAATTCTCCTTTTTCTATGTTTATGGTACCATCACCATATTTTTCTTGCAACATGTTTCCTAACTCAATTTCTTTTTGTTTTAGGGCAACTAGTCTTGATACGAGTTGGGATTTCTGTTGTTCTAAATCCTGGATATTGTATTCTATAATACCAAATTGGTCAGTGAGGGTTAGTCTTTCTTGTTGTACGTCCTTGATTTGTTGTAATTCTTC